TAATAATTTATCAGATGCAGTACTAGATATGATGTAATTAATTCCAGCAAAAGCTAAATCATCAACATAAGCATTAGCAGCAACTAATTCAGGAGCTGATAAAGCTACTGGCGGTTCTGATTTTGCTAATTTAATTAATACAGTTCTAGTTGCAGTTGTTTTAACAGCGCATCGTGTTACTATTCTTTTTGTCGCATCAATAGTTGTATAATTAACAGCAAAATTACTATCAACTTGTAAAACTTGCGGAGTAGTTGCATCATATTGAAATAAAAACATTTTAGATTTAAACCATTGATTTGTTCCAACTGCTGCATTTGTTACAATAGTTTCTAAATCAACTTTAAACAAGTCCCAAAGCACTTCTTGTAAGTACATTTGAGCAGCTACAATATATTTCCATAAAGTATAGATAGCTGAATTTGAAACGACAATCAAAATTCAAATACAGTAACAGCAACATTAACTCCAGTATTAACTGGTGAAATTGTTTTACCAAATCAAATATAATGGCAAGGTCAATAGCAACAATTTTAGCTTTAATGGATGCGGAACAAGCTGCTCAAACTGGATTAAGTGGGTTAAACAGCCCTTCAAATTCTGCTATTTATAAACTATGGAAATACATTGTAGCTGCTCAAATGTTTTTACAAGAAACGTTGTGGGATATATTTAAAACTGATATAGAAACACAAGTTAGTTTAGCAACGCCAGGCACGCCAACTTGGTTAAAAGATAAAATATTAAATTATTTTCAATATTCAAGTGTAACACCTCAAATTTTAGAATTAGTAAATTTTGTTCCAACATATCCAATAGTAGATTCTAATTTAAGAATTATAACTAGATGTGCTATTAGTAATTATGGGTTAAATACTTGTTTAGTAAAAGTTGCTAAATCTGAGCCGCCACAAATATTATTAGCTGCTGAATTAACTGCCTTAAATAGTTTTTTAAATAATGGTGGAGATGGTACAATAGCTGGTAGCTCAGTTGGTTTAGGTTTTGCTGGTATAAATTATAATGTTCAATCTTATAATTCTGATAAATTGTATTTAGTAGCTGAAATAGTTTATAATGGTCAATATTCTAATACTATACAAGAAAATGTTGAAACTGCAATAAATAACTATTTATCACTATTGCCATTTGATTCTAAAGTTAAAATTACAGCATTAACAGATGCAATACAATTAGTAGAAGGTGTAAGTGATGTCATTATAGCTGATTTAGCTATGCGTTCAGATGCTACGGCATTTGCAAATAAAACATATTTAGTTCAATCAAATACTACATTAATACCATCTTATCAATTATTCGCTGGATATGTAGTAGAAGAAACTACTTCTGGTAGTGCATTCGCAAATACATTAACTTATATAGCTAACTAATGAGTATTTATACATTAAATTTTTACGTCATTGGAGAGTCTTTAATACCTCCTAAACTAAGAAACATAAAATTAAAATCTTGGTTAACTGTTTTATTAACACCGTTATCTGATTATTACCAGCGTTCATTTATGAAATATAAAGAAGGTGATAATGCTGCTGATTATTCAGGATCAACTACATACTTTTTTAGTGATAGAGTAAGATATACAGATAAATCAATTTATGAATGTATAGTTACAACTTCGACTGGAGTTGATCCATACAGTACTACTAATTGGGTTAAATTAAACAATATATTTATAGCTTGTGATGAACGTATAAAATATTCATCTCAAAAGATACTATTTGAATACGCTTTAAACAACTTTTTTAATACAGCATCTGTTTATATTACAAATAACTTTGTAGGAGTTGGCAATACATTTGTAATGAATGATAGTAGTACATCTAACTCATTAATGCCAGATAAAAGTGTTTATCAAGTAGATTATTTAGGAACTACTACACATTATGCAACAAGTATTTATGATTACACTATATTTTTCCCTATATCAGATTATAATGCACTAGGAAGTGATGCCGATAATATTATTCGTTCATTTGCGGATCAATATAATTTAGCTGGAATGCAATATAATATATTAACTTTTTAAAAATTAAATTATGCAAAAAATAGACACTACACAAATAGTAGATCCAACATCACTACAACCATTTACTGGACGTTCTTTAGAGTTTTTACAAGATTCTTTAGATATTGATAAAGCTGGAATAATTAAGGCTTTTATAACTCAAACAGTTGGTAGTTATTCATTAACAGTCCCTTATGTTATTAGTGGGTGTGTTGTTTCTGATTCTGGTAAAGATGTTACTGCTGGTGAAATATTCTATGGTGGTAAATTTTATGAAACAACTGCCGTAAATGGTGCAACTAATGTAGCTAGATTTATATTAACTAAAACTCAAGATGCTACTGCTGATCCAGTAGATTTTAGTGATGGAGCTAGTAAAAATGTACATGATATTTATAAATATGTACCTACTGATGTTGGTAGTGGTGGAGATTTCACTAGTGCAGCTTTAGTTTCTGCTTATGGTACTGGTAAAATTACATCACAATTAGCACAAGCTACATTTAGCACATCTAGTACATCTTATGTAGATGTTACTGGCATGAGCTACACTAATAGTTCAGGAAGCACTAAAACTTTTCACATACTTGGTAAGTTGTATATGGACACTGCTGGATATTCATTAAACCATTCATTTTTACAATTATGGGATGGAACAAATGAACTAGATTTAACGGTAGCTGGTGGAACTGGAATAGGAATTAATGGTTATTGGTGTTTAACAGTATCTTATGTTGGCTCTATTGCAGATAGCACAGTATTAAAACTAAGATTAAAAAATGGTTCAGCTAGTCAAGTAGATTTTGCTGCTATAACAATGACTGTTATTGAGATATAATCTTTTCACGCTTTTGATAACCATTTGAATATGTAGTTATCTTTATAGTTAAACCTTCATTATATGAGGGTTTTTCTTTGCCATAAATATCGTAAAAAGTAATATTTGTAATATCTTCTTTAGTATATTCTTTAACACTTACATCATTTGATTTAATGTAAAAAGGATAATAACCTCCTATTGTTGCATTTGAGTAAATACGAGCATTACCAACACCCATAATAGGCAGTATTTTAATTTTAATAGTGTTTGTATCAGTTAAAAACATTGAAGAAATATACATGCAATCTTGTAAGTATGATGAAGTCCATAATTGTAAACGGCTCATGCTATTACCGTTTTGATTTAACTTTTTAGTAAAATTAATTGTGATACTATCACCTACATTAACCGTATCTGTAACAGATAAAACTTTAATAAAATCCGTTTGAGAATAAGTCAATGTAGTAGATAGTAATAGTATTGATAGTAATGTTTTCATATTATTGTTTTTTATAATGATCGTTTTTAGCTTTTACAAAATTAATATTTCTTTTTTCAATCTTTTGTGTTGGTGTTTCTAAGCATTGATAATTACCATAAGTTAGTTTAAATTTATATCCTTCAAATATAATGAAGTTACCGTATAAATCAGTATCTCTTAGTTCTACTAATTCAATTTCTTCAACTGGTTTATTTAAAAACTTACTTAGTTGTTTAGGTGTGAATATCTTATAAATCATTTAAACTTAATATTATCGTTAATGTATTGTTTTATCTTTATAAAGTCCATATACTCATGATTAGGTATTAATGGCACTATTGTATAATAAATATCTATAATACTCTTAGCAGCATTAGTTTCTAATACTTCTTTATTAATACAATCATTTACAAAACTTTCTTTAGTAGTACCTACAATTTTAGTTGTTACTTTCATTGCAAACAGTTCTTTTTTCTTTAATAGATTTTGTAACGATTTCTCTGCCATAGTTTTAAATTTTGTAACAATCACAAATATAAGACAAATATAGTATTTATTTTTGTTTTATCGAAAATTTTAAATACATAAAGAATATTTCTGAAAACGAGGGTACTATGTTACTTTACTCTCAAATTGGAGATAGTGTAGATGAAAATGGGAATATAACCTATGGAATTTCGGGTAGTTCTTTCGCAAATGAGTTACAATGGCTACAAACACAATGTAAATCTATTTCAGTACGCATTAACTCAGTTGGTGGTAGTGTTTTAGATGGTTATAGCATAGTAAGTGCTATGTTAAGCTGCAAAGTGCCTTGTAACACTTATATTGATGGTTTAGCAGCTAGTATAGCTGGAGTTATTGCATTAGCTGGTAAAAAGTGTTACATGATGGATTACGGTACATTAATGTTACACAATCCTAGTGGTGGTAATGATAAAGCGGTTACTGATTTAGTTAAACAAACTCTAGTAACATTAATTTCAAATAGATGTTCTAAAACAGCCGATGAGATTAGTGTTATGATGGATGCTGAAACATGGTTAACAAGTGCCGAAGCATTAAATAGCGGTTTTGTTGATGAGATTGTAACTAGTGGTAAAAAAATAAGAATGCAAAAACAAGACAGCCTTTATAATATGGCTGTTATTTATAATAAATTAATTAACCCTAAAACAAATACAATGAATAAAGTTACTGACTTTTTGAAATTGAAAAATGAGGCTTCAGAAGATGAAGTTATCAGTGCAATTGAAAGCAAAAATACTGAATTAGTTGCTAAAGCAGAAGAAATTTCTGCTTTAAATGCTCGTTTAAAAGTATATGAAGATGCTGAAAAAGCTGCAAAAGAAGCTGCTATTGAGGACATGAAAAACAAAGCTACTGCTTTAGTTAACAAAGCTAAAGAAGATGGTAAAATCAAAGAAGATGAAGTAGAAGGATTAGTATCTTTAGCTATCACAAACTTTGCTACTGTTGAAAATATGTTTTCTAAAATTAGCAATGTAAAAACTAACAATAATCCAGTATTTGACTTCAAAGTTAAAAATGCTGCTGGTGAAGTAGAAGATCGTTCTAAATGGACTTTTAACGATTGGTCTAAAAATGATGCTAAAGGATTAGCTGAAATGCAAAATGCGTTTCCTGAGCAATTCACAGATTTAGTTAAAACTTTAAAAACTACTATCTAATGAAAGCGGTATTTGAAGTACATCCAAACGCAAACGAGTTAATCTGTTTTGAAGATGGAACTTGTTTCTTCACAGATCAAGCTGGTAAATGTGGAGCTAATGATTACGCTAAAAAGACTGGTTTAAAATCAGAATTAGTAAAGCGTGATGAAGAAGTAAAAGAAGAAGTAAAACCTAAAACAACCAAAAAATAAAATGAAAAAATCAATCCTAGCGTTTATCGCTCTAATCACAGTAGGTTGTGCTACGGCTCAAACTTACAAATTTCCAAATGCAGCATCAACCGATTTAACTATTGCAACTAGTGGTACTACTGCTGTTACAGTAATTAACAACATGAACCATGTTGCATCTGTACCAACATTAACAGCAAACGCTGTATTTAGCGTAACAGCTTCAAGTCAATTAAAAGCTGGTGCTATTATCTTATTAACAGTTAAAACAACATCTACTGAAACTACAACTTTCGCTGGTAGTATTGTTGCTCCAGTTGTAACTGGTGCTGCTGGTAAAACTTGGAGTCAAGCATACTTATATAACGGTACTAACTTTTATCCAATGGGTGCTAAAATTCAAGTAGATTAATAATTAACTAAAAAACAAAAACTAATAAAATGGCATTAATTAAAGAGATTTGGGTAAACCAAGTTGTTGAAACCCTAAACCAAGACGCTGCGTTTTTACCAGCATCAGTAGACCACTCGCAATATGTTGCATTTGGTACTGTACATTTACCTCAATCTGGAGCTAATCCTTCAATTTTGGTTAACCCTACATCATTTCCGTTAACTATCGCTGGTCGTACTGATACAGATAGAACTTATTCAATGGATCGTTACGCTTTAGAGCCTACAATCATTGATAACTTAGATGCTTTACAAGTATCTTATGATAAGAAAAACTCTATTATTGGTCAACAAATTTCTACATTAGTAGACCGTATCGGTACACAAGTAGCTTATACTTGGACTGCAACTGGCGCTGCTAACATCGTTTACACAACTGGTGCTGCTGGAACTTCTTTAGCTCCTTCTGCTACTGGAACACGTAAACAAGTAGCTTTAATCGACATCGCTAACTTAGCTAAGAAATTAGATAAGGATAATGTACCTTCTAGTGGTCGTAAATTATTAATGAATGCTGATATGTTTTGGGAGTTGTTTACAATTTCTGAAGTTGTAAGAGCTTCTTATAATGGATTTAAAACAAATGCTTTAGCTACTGGTGTAGTTGCTCAATTATTTGGTTTTGATGTTATGGTTAGACCAACCGTATCTGTATTTGCTAACTCTGCTACATCTCCAAAAGCTGTAACTGCTGCTGGTGCTGCAACTGATAACTTAGCTTGTATCGCTTGGCATCCAACTACTGTATCTCGTGCATTAGGAACTATTAATCCTTTATTTGATGAAGGTGGAAATGGTAACGGTAAACCTGAATACTTAGGTTCTATTTTCAACATGGAAGTAATGTTAGGTTCTGCAATTTTAAGAGCTGATATGAAAGGTGTTGCTTCTTTAGTTCAAACATGGGTATCTTAATAAATTAATTACACAAATAGAAAAGGCTTGTAGTTGTATTATTACAAGCCTTTTTTTAAAACTTAAAATTATAAACAATGGCATCAAATGACGTTATATTTGTAAAACAACAAGGCGGTTTAGGTCGCCCTTTAGCTGGAGAGGATTTTATCTCTGGTTTGTTGTTTTATAGCGATGCAACTTATCCTACTGGATTTAGTTCATCTGATAAATGCAAAGCTGTGTTTTCAATTCAAGAAGCTGAGGCTTTAGGAATTACAAATACATCTTTAGGAGAAACAAAAGCGGTTGCTAAATTAACCATTGCTGGAACACCAGCAGTAGGAGATACTTTAGTAGTTAACTATACTGGTACAGAAGGATTAATTAATGTTTTACCTAGTTATGCTTTAGTATCTGGTGAAGAAACAACTGCTACAACTGCTGCTGCTGCTTGGGTAGGTAAAATTAACGCTGGTACAACTGTACATGGATTTACAGCAAGTAATACAGCTGGAGTAATTTACATTACAACTAAAGCTGGAGAGGGTGTTTATCCTAACTCTGGTACACCTTATACATCAACTGTAACTGGAGGTTCAACTGCAACATGGACACAACCAACTGGTAGCGGTTCAACTGTTTTAGGTGTAGCTTCTGATATTGATGTACTTTGGTATCATGTTAACGAGTTTTTCCGTATCCAACCAAAAGGTAAATTATTTATTGGATTTTATCCAGTTAGTGATGCTACAACATTTGCAAGTGTTACTTTAATGCAAAATATCGCATTAGGTAAAATTAGACAAATGGGTATCTACCAATCAACTACTACATTTGCTGGATCACAAGTAACAGCATTACAAGCGGTAGTTAATGCTAATGCAACTGTACATAAACCTTTAGAAATTATCTATCAAGGTAAAATGACTAGTGCAACTACTTTAGCTGGATTAGCTGATATGAGAGCTTTAGCAGCTCCAAATGTATCAGTAGTAATGGGTCAAGATGGTGCAAACAGAGGTTATAAACTTTGGTTATCTCATGCTTATTCAATCGGTATTGTTGGTACAACTTTAGGAGCTGTTGCTTTTGCAAAAGTATCTGATGATATTGCATGGGTAGCTAAATTTAACGTATCTAATGTAGAATTTGACACACTAGCTTATGCTAATGGATACGTTTATTCTGCACAATCTGATGGAACAAATGATAATATTAATACTTTAGGTTATATCGCACTTAAAAAATTCGATATTGAAGGAAGTTATTTTAACGATTCTCATACATCAACACCAGTAAGTGGAGATTATGCTTATATTGAAAATAACCGTACTTACAATAAAGCTATTAGAGGTTTAAGAACGTTTTTATTACCACAGTTAGCAAGTCCTTTAAAAGTAAAAGCTGATGGTACTTTATCAGAAGATACAATAGGATATTTTGAAAGTTTATGTGATAGAGCTTTAGCAGAAATGCAAAGAAATAGCGAAATTTCAGCTTATGGTGTTGTTATTGATCCATCACAAAACGTTTTATCAACTTCTGAGTTAGTAATTAGCGTTTCATTAGTACCAGTTGGAGTAGCTCGTACAATTACAGTTAATGTAGGTTTCACTTTATCAATACAATAAGAAATGGCAACATCATTACCACCGTTAATTAACGGTAAATCATACGAGTATGCAGATATAATTGTGAACGTCTTAGGCGTTCCAATTAC